GCAGGAGCGCAGAGAAAAACGAGTGCAGGTGGCAAGACAGATATAAGCATCTTACAGAATGCTGGATTTATAGTAAAGTATAAGAATAAGCATCCAGCGGTAAGAGACAGAATAAACGCAATGAACTCTCTATTAAAGAACGCAAACGGTGAGCGCAGATACCTGATAGATCCGAAGTGTAAATACTTAATAAAGAGCTTACAGAGATATGCCTATAAATCCGGGACACAGATCCCAGATAAAGGCCAGTGGGATCATATGTTCGACGCTGCAACTTATGCAGTTGAATATCTGTTCCCAGTCACACGGGATATACAGCCCGACAAAACAAAAGCATTTGGAGTATGGTAATGGATTTAGAATACAGACATCCACTTTATGAAGCATATCACAAACGATGGAACTACTATCGTGCCTCATATCTTGGTGGATTTGACTATCGCAACCAAAGTCTGGGCATGTTAAGAAAGTATCTATTCGAAGATGACACGCCAGGCGATCAGTATGGTCAGCGACTAGAATATACAGCATTAGATAATATGACTAAACTGACGGTAGATACCTATCGTTCATTCTTATGGAGATCAACACCTGTAAGAACGTTCGGTAATCTACAAGACGACTTATTGATCGCAAGATTTATGGAAGACGTAGATTATAACGGTAAAGACCTTGATGACTTTATGAAGGAAGCAAACGATTTAGCTACCGTATATGGTCATATATGGATCTTAATAACTAAAGGATCAAGCGAAGGTGTCATCACAAGAGAACAAGAACTAGAACAAGATATCAGACCATATCTTAAACTATTCACACCGGAAAACGTATGTGATTGGGCGTACCAGACACAACCAAACGGTAGTGAAAAACTAGTATATGTAAAGACCAAAGAATGGATCGGTGAAGACACATATAAGTATATCGAATGGGCACCAGAAGCAATCACAACAACCGTAGTATATGGTGATGAAGTCGTAAGCGTGGAAGAATATATCAACGCAATCGGTGAAGTCCCATTCATTATCCACTATGCAAACCATAGTGAATATAACGGTGTAGGACATAGTGATATCGCAGATGTTGCAAAATCGCAACAGGCAATCTTTAACCTATTAAGTGAAGCAGAACAGAGTATTCGTATCTCAGGACACCCAACACTAGTAAAGACACAAGATGTAAGTGCAACAGCAGGTGCAGGTGCAGTCCTAAACTTGGATAACACGATGGATCCAAACTTACGACCATATCTACTAGAACCAAACGGATCAAACGTAGATGGTATCATCAATATGATAACGGTGCATGTAGAGAGCTTCCTACGTACAACACATCTAGGTGCGATTATGGCAGCACGTGGATTAAGCGCAAAGTCAGGTGTAGCACTAGCGACAGAGTTCGAAATGTTAAATACAAGACTAGCAGATAAGTCAGCCAAGATGGAACAAACTGAATGGAATATCTGGGCAATGTTCTGGAAATGGACAGATATGCAACCAGATGCAGACTTTAATATCGTATATCACAAGACATTCGACCTACGAGATGAACACGCAGAACTAACGCTGTTAGAACGTGCAAGAAATATGGATATCAACTCACCAACACTAAAACGTGAGATTGAGAAACAGATTGCGAAAATCGTAGTAGAGAACGGTGATATGCTAGATGAAATCTACGCAGAAATAGATCAACAGGAGACAACAAATGCCGTACCACAAGAAAACCAAGGGTAAGAAAAAGAAGGGGAAATAATATGAGCATCATTAAGGCAAAATATTATTATAATGGTGAGAAAGCAGGCGAAGTTAAGTTCGATAGCGAAACAACAGATCCTACAACAATCGACCATAAACCAGAAAAATGGACAACACTAGAGTATAATGGAGTAGTAATCCATAATACACGTAAGAAAAGAAAGAAGGTGGAAGTTGTTGAAGAACCAGAACTACCACTAGAAATCCCGTCATCCGAAGAAGATTTACAGGATGAATAAATACAATATATGAATGAAAGGATATTAGGTATGACCGATATGACCGAGCAGACATCGGGGACAGAGGATGATGTGGTTACTGGTACCACTCCCGAAAACAATGAACACCAGGATGACCGTATATTCTCGCAAAAAGATGTAGATAAGATCGTTCAACAGAGATTGGAAAAGTATAAGAAACGCTTCTCCGATATCGATGTGAATGAATATAGATCACTGAAAAGTGCGGAAGAAGAACGGGAGTTAGAGGCGATGAAGAAACGTGAGGAGTTCGATAAGATCCTTACTCAACAAAAGAGTAAGTATGAAAGCGATATCAACACACTTCGTCAGGAACTAACTAATCTAAAAGTAGATGGGACACTTGTAAATACGGCGGCTGCAAGGAATGCAGTTAACCCAGAACAAGTAGCACAACTACTTAAAGGGTCAGTAGGACTTGACGAGACAGGTCGTCCAGTCGTATTTGATAAAGAAGGCAATATTCAATACGACCCTGAAACAGCAGAACCTCGCAAGATAGAGGCATATGTAAATGAATGGTTGGATAGTAATCCACACTTTTTACGTAGCACTCCAGGCGGCGTGGCAAGCAAAGGATCAACAGGCAATGTACCAACAAAACCGCCAGTTGATTTAAGTTCATTAGATATGACAAAAGCAGCCGATAGAGAAGTATATCGAAAACTCAAGGCTGAAGGCAAAATATAAAGTTAAAAGGAGTCTAAAATGGCAGACGCATATTCATCAGGTTCATCATTAGGTGACCTACTAGTCCCACTAAAAGCGGCGACAATCTTTCAAGCGCAGGAACAATCACTATTCTTGGGTGGTTCACTTATCCCTGTAGTAGCAACACCAGGTATCACACTTCGTGTTCCAAAAATCACAGACGTGACAGCAGAGTCCCTAGCAGGCGCTGACTTCACAACTGATCTTACAGCACAAAACGTGACAGACAGCAAGGTTGACATCTCAGTCGATCTAATCGGCGCACGTTCAGTAGTTCGTGATCTAGGCGGCATCAATATCGACGAGATCGGTCGCTCACTAGGTCAATCAGTAGCGAAAAAGTTCGACACAGCAGTAATCGCAGCGTTGGACTCACTAGAAGCAAAAGACGCACCAACAGACATCGACAGCGTAGATGTAAATGACCTACTAGAAGTAGCTGGTCAAATCCGTGCAAACGGTGAGATGGGTCCACTATTCGGTGTTCTACACCCAACAGCGGCAACAGAGCTAATGAAAGCAATCGGCACAAACGCATACGCAGGCGGTGACTTCCAAACAGAAGCACTACGCAACGGCTTCCTAGGCACAATCGCAGGCATCAACCTATTCCAGTCAGCATTCGTTGAAGGCACAACAAAAATGGGTTATGTATTCGGTCGTGACGCAGCACGTATCGCAATGCAGCGCAACGTTGACATCGAAATCGGTCGTCGTCCAGAAGCAGTTGGCTTCGACGTAGTTGCAAGTGTCCATGCTGGTGTAGGCGTGGTTGACGCAACACGTGGCGTTAAACTAGTTGACGCAGCATAATAGTAGATAGTTAGGAGACAGGCAATGGCATACGCATATGATGATGATTTAGTAGCGATTGTCCCAGACATCTTTGACCACGGTGTAGATAGCTTCGACGCAGAGTTAGCTCGTAGCACAGATGATATCAATCGCCGTATTAAAGCAGAGTGGTGGGCACAATATCATGACCCAAACGACTTCGATAGTACCAAACTAAAGGCAACCGAATGGGAAAGAGCAACCATTTATCACGCATTAGCGTATTATATATTGCCAAGGTTATCAAACTTTCAGGAAGACGATACCTTCCAGAGACAGATGGTATTCTACAAGGAACGTTATATGGAGGAGTTCGCAATCGTAATGAGTGCGGGCTTCGCCTATGACCAAGATGGTGATGGGACATATGAGAACACCGAAATGGAATATCAGAGAAGTGAGAGGTTATATAGATGAGCAACAGCAAGCGTAAGGATATAATCCAAGATGTTGTTGATAAACTCAAGACTATCACTAGCCCTCGTCTTGGTAAGGTAAGTTCCAAGCCAGAGGAGTTCGCCAGACTAGCCCGCACAGCGTTCCCATTCGTCCAAGTAGAGGTCGAAGGTGAAACAAAAGAAGATATAGCAATGGATTGGCGATTAGCCACTCTTACGCTGAATATCACGGTGCATTTAGATGGTAAGAATAAGTCAGAAGGTGTGGAAAAGCAACTAGCAGACATCATCGAGGCAATCGAAGAAAAGCTAGAAGCAGACCGTACCAGAGGCGGGAAAGCTCAACTAACAGAACTATTAGAAGTTAGCGATATCCAAGAAAGTGGGTATCCTACCGTATCACAAACAATGAGTGTTGGTATTCAATATACTTACGCTCGAGGAAACACATAATAAAGGAGTCATAATATGGCAACAAATATCTTTTCAGGTTCAGAAGGTATCGTGTATGTGGGTAATACAGCAGTAGCGTCAATCCGTTCTTTCTCACTAGAAGAAACACAGGAAACAATCGACGCAACTACTATGAACACATCAGGCGTAGCTTTCAGAACAAACAAACCAACGTTCAAATCTTGGTCAGGCACGGTTGACGTGTTCTGGACAACAGAAGA